AGGGCCTTCGTTACGCAGGCGACATCCTGCGAGCTTACGACTTACATATCGAACGATACTCAGGGGACTAATCGAGCCTCCCCAGGCAAATTTCTTCACCTTACTTGGCCCGACCGTAGGTGTTAGATCACCACTAAAATTTTGACCTCCGATCATATCTCTATGTCTTTGGTTGAGGAAGAACACACGAACACGGAATTGTTCCACTCGTGAGTTTTAACTACCATCACAAACAAGCAGCGTTCTTCAGGATCGCTGTTACTGACTACTCGTTTGAGACCTAGTGGTAGCTTTCCGAGCCACCCGCTGGCAACGATACCACATGTCAAGTTCTTTGAACATGAAATGCGGATCCTTAGCCTTCGGGCGGGCCAATATGTCCCTTACCGGGCGCAAGGCTTGAAGCCTTGCGTAATAGTCCCGATAAGAGGCATAGACCTCAGAAAGCGTCCCCTCTACTGGTTGAGCGACCCACTCTTCTACCTCTTTCATCTGCATCATGGCACTTACACTAATCGCACCACGGACGACCCAGAACACGTCTGCAGGACGAAATACATCGTTCTGCATAGCGTTCATAATCTCAAACCAACGCGGATAATTAACCTTCATCACCCAATCTTTCAATTCGGCGAATCGGGCTAACTCCCGTGCTAGCTGAGACTTGTAAAAGTCGACTACAGACTTAGTCACGCTTTCTGTAGCCTCAAAGGCTACAGCTTGAGGCTCCACAGCTGTGGTAGCCCCAAACCAAGCGTCCCAGTGCTTCGCCCCAAAAGGCGAACACGGGTGTAGGAGAGCGAGCATGGTATTTCTAAGCTTCCGTCCCGGCACATTGATCAACCTCTGAGTGAGGCGAGCAGTGGACCGGTAACCGAATCCTAGCGCTCTGAGTACTGACGCCAGGCGGATCGGACCTAAAGGAGCGCATCGACTTACGCACTCCATCATACACGTTAGAGAGCGATTCGAAATCGCAAACTCACGGTAGGAAAGAGGCGTAACATCGGCCCCCCGTAGGACGAACCGCTTCGCAAACTCAAAGGACCCCCGTACCCCTGGTAGCGACTTAGCTAGGCTTAGTGAAACACCTAACTTCCGACACATATACTCATAACGTCTGGCGACTTTACCGTCCCCTATGACGATATCATCCCCCAAAATACCATAACCCTCAAACCAGCCCTTATGGCCCTCTAAATACGCACAATATTGGATAAGCGCGTGGTGGGAAAGCGAGAACGCTGCCCATGAAGAATAAGCTCCCATAGGCTGTCCGACAGCATATCGGACCTTTGACACGGGGTTGTTTCCCGAGAAGTACATCCCGTACTTCCCCTTCGCGCGCCCGTCTTTTAAGACTGGAAGGACAAAGTCACGACCAGTCATCAAAGTCTCCCATAAGGAACCTAATTCTTCATTGAACAACGCTTGTATGAGCGATCGCTGAACTCAACGTGGAAACCTATCAGTCGCGGAAGACAAATCGAACGACCAAAACTTCCGACCAGGAGACGATAGAGACCGAAGGTACTCTACCGTTTCTTCCTGATTGAAAGTCCCGTCCAATCGAACGTCCCCGCGATTGAGGCCTTTCAGGACTTTTAACAAAAAGTCATGAAAGGGTTTCAGTGCCACTTGAGACCAGTAATCGATCATCGCAAATATACGCACCTTCCCTGGTTCATACTTTAAAGACAGAGAACCAATTGGTCCTCTGGTAGGGTCCTTTCTCGGATCCCCGCCCCAATCCTTTTGAGAGGGGTCATCTCGGGACGCCCCGATAACCGCGGGTATCAACCAACGGAAATCGAGGTAGTCCGAGAACTTGATAAAGGGGGACCACAGGTCACTGCGAGACAGCGATATCGCGTCTTTTTCCAAATTATTCATTTGGACGCAGCCCTGTACCGAGTTGGGACCTGACTTTAAAATAGCTATGAAATTACCTTTGAAGTACGAAATGAACCCTTTTTCTCGTGCCTTTTCGAACTCCTTATCGAAAAGGAACGGCAATCTATCCCTCAGCAGAAGGATAAACTGATTCTGGATCCACCCTTCAAACTTGGCAACCGCCACCTCTGAGCCCGAAAATGGCTCAAGGATGGAGTCCAAGCTAGCCTTCGCCTTCCAGTCTACAATCCGATACAAGGAGAATAGACTAGTCCATAGGCGGAAGAACCCCGTTTCTCCCCGCCTAATGGAGCGGCGATGGGCAGCTGGAATCACTCGCGGAAAACCAGAAGAAGTCACGGATACCGCAACCCCTACTTCCCTACCATGCATCTTCCGACCTACCACTGCATTCTGCAGTAGGATCAGGCAGGCCTTCAGATACACTGAGTATCCAGGCAAGCCTTGATACTTCACCACTCTTACACTCCACCGTGCGAAATGGAGGATTCCTCCCGCTATCGTATGCGAAGTCTTCCCCATGATCAGAAAGGCAAACCTATTCATTCGCCCTACTAACCACGACTCGGATTTTAGACCGAGTTGCCACGCCCGTGGTGACCATAACTCCTGTAAAAAAGGA